CTAACCGGCCAATCGTACTATGTCCGAGAGGTCCGGATCAGCGCCGATATCAATCGGGTGGCCGGCCTCACGCAGCTCGGGCGGCACGCCGCCCACCTGGGCCAGCTCACGGCGGCGCCGGGCGAGCATGCGATACAGCAGCACCATAAGCCGGGCCTTCGGCGCAGGGTCGAGGATCAAGTCCTCTCGCACCAGGAACGTTTCGACGCCCACCACCAAGTTGGTCAGCAGCGCCTCATCCACTGGCTCGACGACGCCGGTTGGCTCGCCGTGCGCCCCCGCCACCCGCTCGTGCAGCCACATCGGGCCTTCGCCGGTCGCCAGCCAGTCGAGCGATACCCCCTTGGCGTAGGCCAACCCCATGATGCTGTCGAAGGCCGGGCGGTTCAGCCCCTTCACTTGGCGCATCAACTGTTCGCGTGACATTCGTGCGGCCTGAGCCGCCATGGATTTCGTATCGAACAGGTCTACCACCATACCCATTCGAGTTCCCAGTTCGGCCAGGAAACCCGGAACGTCAGTTCCTTCTTCACCGCGTTGTTCCTGCTTCCTGGAAGTCATTGATTTTCCTCGTTCTTCTGCGCGACGGACGCTCAACAAGCGTCATCGGAACCGGGAACGGTTCCAAGATCGAAAATTTGTCTGGAACGCCATACACTTTCGAGGTATGGAAATAGACATGGCAACTGACACGACACAAATGTCACATCGCGAACCGCCCCCGTCGGATCTGATCGACCGTCGCGACTGGATCGTCGCGAAGGCCAAGCGTAACGGAAAGTCCCTGCGCCAGATCGGAAAAGACCTGGGGATCACCCATCAAGCGGTGGCCCAAGGGCTGCGCGCGCCGTCGCTGCGCGTGGAACAGTATCTGGCCGACCTGCTCCTCTACCCGGTCCAGCAGCTCTTTCCGGAGCGCTACAGGCCTGACGGAACGCGGCTGTGCCTCACGCGGGAACTCCGCTCCGAGCCTCCGCCCGCGGTGGAGGCGGCATGATCCGCCTTCCGGTACAGCCGGCCCACCGCGGCCGAGGCCGCCGCCCAGCCGAGGAACGCCTCGGCCACGTCGGCCAGGGACCGCCCCACTGGACCCGCCCCGGCCCGCGCCGCCGCGTCAACACCGGCAAGGCCAGCGCCGAGATAGCGCCCCGCCGCCGCTTCGAACACTTCCGCTCCGAGTTTCACATCAACCTCCAAGCCTCTCGTGAAGAGACAATCTCACCGGCTTGAAGCACGCACAACGGGAACAGACATGGCTAAGTCTCCCTACAAGCAACGCCGGCCCGGAACGCTAAAGGCAGCGGTCCATGAGCTGATCGTGGCGTGCGGCGGTCTCGAAAGGGCCGCCGAAATCGCGCGGGTCCGCAAGGCGCAGCTCTTCCGCTATACCGACGACAGCGACGACAACGCCGACTGCCACATGCCAGCCGACATCGTCGCGGCGCTGGAACGCTACTGCGATCTTCCCCTGGTGACCGAGTGGCTGGCGGCGGAACACGGCAGCGCGCTGCTGCCTCTGGCGCTCTCGCCTTCGGAAGAGACCATCCCGCAGGATGTGGCCGAGATCGCCGAGCACGCTTCCAAGCTCTTCCACGAGTTCGCGCGGGCCAGCACGGACGGCACCATCGACGCGGCCGAAGCCGCCCGGATGCTCGCCGCTGGCGACGACATGATCCGCGAATACATGCACCTCCGGCCGGCTCTGACCAGCCGCATCACGCGGGGCTGACCATGGCGGAGGAGCGCGACCAACAGGAATGGCGCACCGCCGCCGGATGGGCTGAGGAGGGAAAGGCGGGCGTCCCCGACATTCCCGCCAGCGCCCGCGGTGTAAAGAAGAAAGCCGAGAAGGATAATTGGAGGTCTCGGCCCAACGAAGGGCAGGGCGGCGGTCTGCAATATCATGTGTCGTCGCTGCCCCCAGCCGCTCGCCTGGAACTGGCCCGCCGGGCCGCCCAGACGCACCCGCCAGCGTCTGTTCCCGCCAGCCCGGCGGTCGCGGCGACCAAGGCCAAGCTGAAGGCATCCTCGGCGCTGACGTCGCGGGGCAAGGAACGGCTGGACGCCAAGCTCGCCATCTGCGCCGCCTTCGACCGCTTCCATCAAGCGTCGGGCCAGGGTGTCTTCGCGGCTCGGCAGAAGTTCGTCGGTTTCTACAACGCCGGCGAGATTACGGTGGAACCCTATGTCCGTTCGGAGAAGCCGACCATCAGCGTTTCGTCGCTGGAGCGCTGGCTTAAAGACCGTGCGACGGGCGATGCGGCGAAGCTGGCCGGCCGCTACGGAAACCGCAAGGGCGGCGGCGTCCTGGACCGTGCGGTTAAGGACATCAAGGGTTACCTGATCGCCGCCCTGATCGAGAACCCCAATCTCTCCGTGGAAAAGGTCCGCCGTCTCCTGGTCGTCCGCTTCGGCGAGTACGTGATGCTGTTCGACGGCGCCGAAGCGCCAATGCCCTCTGAACGACGCCTCCAGGTCATCGTGCAGGAATGGCGTGACAACAACCGCCAGCTCCATCTTGCGGTCACCAACCCCGACGCTTGGAAGTCGCGTGCCCGCGTCGCTGTCGGCAACGCTTCGGAGGGTATTGAGCGGCCCAACCAGCTGTGGGAGATCGACGCCAGCCCATCGGACGTGATGCTGACCGATGGTCGCCACTCGATCTATGTGGTGGTCGATGTCTTCACGCGCCGCATCATGGTGCTCGTCACCAAAGTGCCGAAGTCCTCCGCCGTCCTGCTGCTGATCCGCCGGGCAATCCTGGCCTGGGGTATGCCGGAGGCCATCAAGACCGACAACGGCTCGGACTTCACCAGCCGCGAGGCCGAGCGCGCCTACTTCCTGATCGGTGCCGCGCACCCGACCTGCACACCCTACAGCCCAGAGCAAAAGCCGCACGTCGAGCGCTCTATCGGCACGGTCCAGCACTCGTTCATGACCATGCTGCCGGGTTACGTCGGCCACGACGTCGCCGCCCGTCAGGCCATCCGGGCACGGGAGACCTTCGCCAAGCGCTTGGGCGAAGCCGACGCCGATGTGTTCGACGTCCGCCTGTCTGCCGAGGAGCTTCAGCAGCTGGTCGATGCCTGGGTCGAGAACGTTTATCAGCACAACACCCATGAAGGGCTGGGCGACCGCACCCCCTTCGAAGTGGCGGAAGCGCACGCGGCCGGCGTCGCGCGCGTGGCTGACGAACGTCAGCTCGACATCCTGCTGATGCAGGCCCCTGAAGGTTGCACGCGCACTGTGGGCAAGAAGGGCGTCATGGTGGAGAACGCCACCTTCTACGCCCATGAGTTGATTCCCTTTATTGGGACCGGGGAGGAACTGGAAGTCCGCCTCGATCCCGAGGACATGGGCCGCATTTACTGCTACAGGCCCGACCCCTTCGAGTTCGTGTGCATCGCCGAGAACCCGGAGCGCCTGGGTTTGTCCCGCCGCGCTCTGGCTGCTGAGGCCAAGGCCTTGCAGCAGCGCTTCATTGCCGATGGCAAGGCCGCCATCAAAGCCGCCAAGGCGAAGTTCCGCCCGCACGAGCTGGCCGACGCCATCATCGGCAAATCGCTGCCAGCCCCGGCGCCGAAGGTCACGGCCTTGCCCACCGCCGCGCTGCCGCCGACACCGCAGTCAGCTGGCATGATGGCCGCATCGCGGGCCGTCGAGGCCGGCACGCCCGCCCAAGCCGCGCCGCTGACGGATGCCCAGCAGGCTCGGCAGGCCGATATCGCCCGCCGGATTGAGGCGCCGCCCGTCCAGTCCGACAGGCCGGAGGACCGCTGGTGGGCGCGTGCCCAGGCCATCGAAGCCGCCATTGCTGCCGAACAGGAGGTAACTCAGGACGATCTGGATTGGCTGGCAATGGCCGAAACCACCGCTTGGTACCGCGCGCGCAAGCGCAGCCAGGAACGCACCGCCGGGTTCGCCCGCGCGGTCGAGTAACTCCCGAACACAACCATGGCCCGCGCGTGGGGCGCACGGACCAGGGCTGAAACGAAACAAAAGCACCGAATGAGGTTGACCATGCCGCAAACCAGCACGACGCGCAACAGCTTGCCCGGTAAGTGGGCGCCGTTACGCAACCTCACCCTGATGGACGAGCTGGTCGAAACGCTGAAGACGCGGCCGAGCCACGCGCCGGGTTTGGGCGTGTTCCACGGCCCTTCCGGCTTCGGCAAGAGCTACGCCTGCGCCCGCGCTTCGGTCGATCACCAGGCCTTCTACGTCGAGGCCAAGTCGATGTGGTCGCCGCGCACGATGATGGCGGCCATCCTGAAGGAGATGGGCCTGCCGGTGAAGCGCTCCGCCACCATCCACGAGATGGTTGAACAGGCTGCCGAGGAGCTGGAAGCCTCGCGCCGCCCGCTGCTGATCGATGAAAGCGACCATGTCGTCGCGCGCGGCTTGGTCGAGCTGGTACGCGACCTGCACGATGCCGCATCGCCGGTGGCCGTTATCGTCCTGGTCGGAGAGGAGGGACTTCCCCACAAGCTCAAGCCCTATGAGCGCGTGCACGGCCGCGTGCGCAAGTGGGTCGCCGCGCAGCCCTGCAACCTCGAAGACGCCCGTGCGCTCGCCGAACTGTACTGCCCCAGGGTCACCGTGGACGATGACCTCCTGGCGCACCTGGTGCAGATGGTCGGCGGCTCCACCCGCCGCATCGCCGTGAACCTTGAGGAGTTCGCCACCTTCGCCTTCGGCGAGGGCATGAAGACGCTGACGCTGAAGGATTGGGGCAACCGCGAAATCTACACCGGCGCCCCGCCCGCAGTGCGGAGGTTCGCGTGACAGCCACCCCGCGCAAAGGCCGCCAGGACCTGCGCGCCGAGGTCTGGGCTACGATCCGCCGTCTCAAGCGGTTCACAGTCCCGGACCTGCTGGCGGCGGGCATGAGCCGGCCGACCTGTAAGAGCTTCATTCCGCTGTTGGTGGACAACGGCATCCTGAGCCGGGAGGAGGTGCCGGGGCGTCGCGGTTTCGTGGACGGAATGGTCCAGCGCTACGAGCTGGTCCGTGACCTCGGCCGCCGTTGTCCGCGCTTCACCGCCAACGGCCAGCTGGACGAAACGCCCACGACCACGGAGCGCATCTGGGCGGCTATCAAGCCGCTGCCCGCCTTCAGCATCCCTGAAATCGCGATGCTGGCCCGCGTCGCCCGGCCCACCACGGCGAAGTACATCAACACGCTGTACCGCGCCGGCTATCTGGACGAGCTGTCACCGGGCGGGGGCTACTACCGGCAGGCCAAATACCGGCTTCGCCGGAAGCGCAGCACCGGCCCCCAGCCGCCCGTGATCTGCAAGGACGGGTCTGTCTGGGACGCGAACGAAGGCAAACAGGTGCTGGCGCCGCGCGCCGAGACCAAGGCCGAGGCGCCCGCCTTGGCGGAGGTGGCGGCATGACGTCGATGCTCGCCAAGGCGACCGAAGCCTGGGGCGGCAACCCGCCGCCGTTCGTCGTGCTTCTCGCCAAGGAGGTGGATCGAACCTCCCTGGGGTCGGCTGGAAACCGCATCGGCTACGGCAAGGCCGCCGTGTCCCTAGTTCTCAGCAACCGCTACGGCGCGGCCACCGACGCGATCCGCGGCGCCGTGATGGCCGCCCTGGGCGAAGCCGTGGACTGCCCGCTTCTCGGCCCCATTGAACAGGCCCGCTGCCACGCGGCGCAGTCCACGCCCTTCAGCGCCACCAGCCCTCTCGCCCGTCTCCAACGCGCCTCTTGCCGTGCCTGCCCCCGGAGGGACGCATGACCATATCCCCTGTGGCCGACGCTATCGAGGCGTTGGCCGACCAAATCGCGCAGCTGGCCCAGTCGCCCGGCCAGCAGTCGCCTGGTCAGACCGATGCGCTGGCCGACCGCCTTTTCCTTCTGGCCCAGCAGGCCCGCCCCGTCGAGTTCCAGACCGGTGTGCGCCTGTCGCATCGGGCGGAAGGCCTGCGGGGTCGGGCGATCACCAAGCCTTTCCGCCCCCTCGATCCCGGTGAGTTGAACGCCCTATGCGGTGGGCTGCGCTACTTCGCGGCGACGGTGCGCGGACGGGTGCAATCCACCCCTGTCTCGCCGTCGCTCTCCGCCGGCAACGTTCTGGACTTCAGCGCCGCCGCCGCGCGCCGCCACCGCGCCGCCGCTTCGACTGGGGGGGACGCGGCATGATCGCGCGCAGCAACCCGCAGATCGGCGCGTCCGTCGTGATCGACGTGCCCGTTCCCGGTGCCGCCGCGGTGACGCAGGTCATCCGCGCCATCGTCACCGTGCGCGACCTTGGCGACGGTCGCTTCACCTGCATCCTGAAGGACGAGGGCAGCGGAGCGGCCGAGGCGGTCACCATTGCCCCGGCGCCGGGCGGCCATTGGGTGTGCGTTGCGCCGCCCGTGGACATCCTGGGCGCGATGCACACCGCCCGCCGCGTGCTGGCCGGCGAGACGCTGCATGGTCCCGCTCTGGCCCCGCTTCTTACGCTGGCCCGCGCGGTGGAGCATCTGACCGGCTGCGTTCGGAGCGCCGGCCCGTGCCTTCCGGCCCGCATCGATGGAGGCCGAGCATGAGCGCTCCCACCGTCTTCCATGAATGGCGCCTGCTGGCGGGCTTGGACGCCTTCGCCGACGCGGAAGAGCAGGGCCGCCAACTGAACAAGAATGAGCTGACCGCCGCTGTCGGCAGCTTCACCGGGAGCGACGGCCGGAAGTTTCGTGACGCACTCGTCGCGCGCGGCTGGCTGACGATCCTTGATCCCGGCGGCTCCAACAGCCCGGCCAAAACCCGCGTCACCGAGAAGGGCTGGCAGCGGCTGGGGCGACCCCAGCCCAAGCCCAGCAGCCGCGGGCCGCGCACCCGCAAGTGCCTGAAGTGCACCAAGCCGTTCCAGTCCGAAGGTGCCCACAACCAGATGTGCGCCCGCTGCCGGCTCCAACCGGAACGGGACATCGCGTTCTGACCGTCTCGTCAAACCATCTGTCCAACCCAGACACAAAGAGGCAAGAACCCAATGGCCGCCGCCAAGACCACCCGCAGCAAGACCGCTGCCGCGACCGTGCCGATCCCGCAGAGCCGGGCTGAGGCGACGGACGCCGTCGCCGAGATCGGGCAGGCACAGCGCGAACTGCTGCGCATCGAAGCCGCGATGAACGACGAGCTGGCGCAGATCAAGGAGAAGTACGAGGAACAGGCCCGGCCGTTCCGGGACCGCGTGAAGGCGCTGACCGCCGGGGTGCAGACCTGGTGCGAGGCCAACCGCCACGCGCTGACCGACGGCAACAAGACGAAGACCGTGAACCTGTCCAGCGGCGTCGTGAAGTGGCGCCTGACGCCGCCGTCCGTGAAGGTCGGCCGGGGCATGCTGGCCGCCGTCCTGACCAACATCCGCCAAACGGGGCTGGCCGACCTCTTCATCCGCACCAGCGAGGAACTGAACAAGGAAGCTCTTCTCGCACAGGAGGAGAAGGCGAAGACCATCCCCGGCATCACCATCCATCAGGTGGAAGAGTTCGTGATCGAACCTTTCGCCGAAGAACTCGCTACGGCGTGAGGCGGACCATGAAAACCTTCGCACGCCACCGCACATTGGCCGAACTGAAGCCGCTGTGCGCCCAGCGGAACATCGCGGTCGATACGACCAGACACGATGTGATCGCGTCTGACTTCATCACGCTGTCCGGAAAATTCGGCATCGTTGATCTGATGGTGATCTATTCCGTGTTCAACGGAACCTTCTACGGCGAGACCAGCGACGGTCTGGCGTTCAACGAGCGGAGCCCGTTCGACGACACGCCCTGGTTCGCCGCCCTCCTGGAGCTGCTGTACGTCGCCAAACCGGTGGAGGCCGCCCATGGCTGAGAGCGATGTGGGCGGTATTGCTGCCGACCGCCTGAAGTCCTTCGTCGAGCGCATCGAGCGCTTGGAAGAGGAAAAGCGCGGCCTGTTGGAGGACATCTCCGAAGTCTACGCAGAGGCCAAGGGCACCGGCTTCGACACCAAGATCATCCGCCAGATCATCCGCTTGCGCAAAATGGACAAGGCGGACCGCCAGGAACAGGAAGCGATCCTTGAACTCTACAAGGAAGAGTTGGGGATGGAGGACGCCAATGGCTGACCGTCCCACCCTTGACCAGGAAGTCCTGCACTGGCTGCGCCGTCGCGTCGGCGAGCTGATGGGCCGGACGGGGGAGGCGGCGATAGCCGCCGCCCCTTCCGCCGCGCGCCTGGTGCTGCTGAAGCTTGGCATGCCCGACCTCGACACGCTGGAAGCGGCCATTGCCACCCGCTGGGGCGTCTCCCTGACGCTTGGGGCCAGCACCGACACCATCCGCGACATTGCCGGTGCCATCGTCGCCGGTATGCAGAGGAAAGCAGCCGCATGAGCCGCTACACATCCATGATGCTGGTGCTCGCGCGCGCCGCCGAGCAAGCCAACGCCGCCCCGGCTTCCACGGTGGAAGTGCTGCGGGCTCTGGGCAAGGTCGAACAGAAGCACGGCATCCAGGCCACCTTGGCGGCGGCCCTGTCGGCCTATGTCTCGACGGTGACGACGCTGATCGCTAACGACGCCATGCGGGCCGACCAAGCCGTCACTCAAGTCGCCGAGCGTCTTCAGCACCTGACCGAGATCCGCGATGCCTTGGCCGCCGGAAAGCCGATGCCGGACATTCGCATGATCGGCGCGGCGACGGTGGAAGACGATGTCTCCGCCGTGTGGGGCAAGAGGCAGGGAGGCACAGCATGAGCGCTCCCAACATTGCTGCCCTGCTTAAGGAAGCGGACGAACTGCCGAACCCCGAAAGAAGCCTCCTGACGCACAACGAGCGGGAGTTGATCGAGTTCTGCAACCGTCTGGCGTTTGCCCTGCGCTGGGTGACCTCGGAGAGCCGGGAGCCGTTGGATCGGCCCGCCAAGGCGGCAGAGGGGCTGATGCCATGAGCCGCCCCGCCGTCACTCTCGACCTTCAGGTCGATCTGTATGAAGAGGGCGTGGTCCCCGTCCTCCGCGTGGCCGGTATCCCCGGCCACGCGGAGGCGTGGTTCCTGATCGACAACGGAACGGTGCGGACGCTCGGCCCGATGCGTGGCCTTCCCGCGCGTCTGCCCGAGCGCCCGTTCGCCCCCGGCCTGCCGTCGCTCGCCTCGATCCTGCGCGATGCAGTCGAGGTGACCCGATGAACAGAGCCACCCTCAGCTTGGCGCTGGAAGTGGCCGCCCTGGCAGAGCGGATGCGGCGTGGCGAGCCGATGGGCACGCGCATGCGGGCCGACTTGCTGACCCTTCTTCCCCGCGTCCGCGAGGCACTGCGGGGCGCTGAAGAGGACGCGCAACCCGCCGACCCCCGAGCCATCTTCGACGCGGCCTTTGAGATTTGCGCAGAGGCCGGCGTGGATGGCCGGGAACTGGCGGAGTGGTTCAACGAAGCCGCCGAGCGTCACGCCCGGCCTGCCAGCAGAAGGTGATCATCGTGGCCGAAGCTGAAGAGATGACGGTCTCGCAAGAGGCAGAGCCTGTCATGACAGGGGAAGAGATTTACCAGCGCATCAAAGCATTGGTCAGCACACTCGAAAAAGGCGCGACGAAGACGATGCTCGTCTACTACGTCGCCAATCGGATCGTGAGCCACGGCCTCTATTTGCACGGCACCCACGCGGGCATTGACCAGGAAGAAGCGCGTCTGCTGGATGAGCTGAAGTCCTGGAAGAACACGGGCCGGGACGTGAACCGTCACAAGCGCGTCATGTCGCTGCTGGCGAAGTTGGACGAGAACCACGCGGCTGAAGAGGCAGGCCGCAAGCCGCCCCACAAGTTCAAAACGCCCAAGCGCCGGAAGAAGCCCGCGGCCCGGAGAGCCAAGGTATGACCGCCCACGTCAAACCATCCGCCGACGCCGGGCGTCGGACGAAGGAGCTGGCGGCGATCCATGCCATGAAGCGGGAACTCGCGCTTTCGGAGGAATGCTACCGGGCGCGGGTATCGCAGGCGTCCGGTGGACGCACCGGCAGCGCCGGGGATCTGACCCAGCGTGAGCGGACGGCGCTGATTGACGGTCTGAAGGGCCTGGGCGCCGGGCAGAAGCGGCCCGGAGGTGGACGGTCGCGACCGGTGCGGGCTACGGGCACTCCCATCCAGGGCAAGGTCCGCGCGCTGTGGATCGAGGTGCACAAGGCCGGCGGCACCGAGGATGGCAGCGAGGCCGCCCTTGGTTCCTGGCTGGGCCGCCAGTTCGGCGTCCAAGCCCTGCAATGGCTGGACAACGCCACCGCCGCCCGCGCCATCGAGCAACTGAAGGGCTGGCTAAAGCGCATCCAGACGGAGAAGGAGGGGATATGACCACCTCGGGCCTGCGCATCCGCAATCTGCCGGGGGTCCTGTCGGACGTGCAGCGCCTGTGCGGCGACGCCATCGCCGTTCGGTTCGCCGCCGCCTTCGGCGACAGCCGGCTTCACATCCCGCGACCTGGCCGCATGAAGGAGGATCACCCGTTGGTCCGCGCTCTCGGCCGACGGGCCGCGCGGGTGATCGCCAGCCAGCTGGGCGGCCAGGACTATCAGGTGCCGACCGGCAGGCACAGCATCAATCACCACCAAGTGCGCCTGATGCGCTTGGCCGGCTGGCGGCACAGGGCCATTGCCCGCGTGCTTGGCATCCGTGAAGAGACGGTCAAGAGCTTGACCGAAGACGTGCAACCCGCCTCTGCCGAGGCACAGCCGGTCACCATCTGCTGCCCGTGCTGCGGTCGCGTGTACAAGGCAACTCCGCCGGCGGCACCGATCCTGGCGCCCTCGGAAGAGGATGACGAGACCTTCCTCGCCCGCATGCCGCCCCTGATCCGGTTGGCGGTCCGCGAAGGCGCCATGGAGCTTCTCGAGCTGCGCCGTCTCGAACACCGCCAACAATTGACCCTTTGAAAACGCGCCCAAACCGCCGCGCCGCAGCAATAGGACTGCGCTCCGCTGGCTCGAATAGGAGAGGAACAGCAACCGTGGCCGATTTCTACTTACGAAAAGGCGATCCGCTGGACCCCGTCTACGAAGTGGACATGGAAGCCGGGACTTGGCGCTTGGTGGCGTCGCGGATCGGCGTGGTCGCTGGCGTCGGTGGCGCCATGGCGGATGGTGGAGCGCGGTTCCGCTCTGCTGACTTCGAGCGGGTCTACCCGAAGGCCGAAAGCGACAACGTCGTCACCTACACCACCACGGCGCCGACCGACGCCAATAAGGCCAAGCTCGGCTGCGACTACGCCGGACACGAATTTGGCGCCAGCTACCCCGACAGCATGTGCATCGAAGGTTTCTTGTGGGACGCGGATAGCGACGATGGCGACGGAATGCTCACCAGCGGCGGGGATATTCCGTGCCCACAGTGCAACCACGCCCGCTGGTTGGAACACATCAGGGATGAGGTAATCGAAGCCGGTTACGAAGCCGCCTACGACGGCAAGACGGCTGACGATTGTCCGTTCCCGGCCAAGGCCCGGTTCGCCCAGGACGGCGAAATCTTCAAGGCGTGGTGGCTCCAAGGGCACCGCGAACACGCCGCGGAGAACGCTTCCGAACCCGCCTGAACGCACCAGCGAGATAGCGCCAAGGCTCCGTAGGAGCAGCGGCCTATCTCCGCTGCACCGCAATTTGCACGCGCCACCAACCGAGCGGTTGAACCTCAACCAGCCCCCGACAAAAGGAACTGCTTATGCCCTCACTACCTCCGCCATCACTCCGCTGCGACGTCCCAGGATGCGTCGACGAAATCGCCGTGCGTGTCGGCACCGAACAGCGATGCTTTGCGCACGCGCTCGAAAAGGCAAATGAGGAACAGCGGGCGCTGGGGCGCCCGCCACTGGTTCCCGGCGACGATGGTCGCTTACACCCGGCACAGTGACCAACCAAAAGCACCCAATCAAGCCGCCCAAATGGGCGGCTTTTTCATTGCGATAGAATTCTACGGCACCACCCCGTGCCCCGCTTTCCGGCAAGGAACTCGCCCCCTGAAACGCGCACACGCGAAGGGCGAAGATGGGGCATGACGAACACCCCTCCCTCCCTCCCCGCCGCCGGCCTGTCCGTCCGGCACTTCGCCAACTACGTGGTGCGACCGACGCTGGGCTTCCTCGGTGACGGGTTTCCCGGCATCGAGAGCGAGGCCGCCGTGGAGCTGATCCTCGGCACAGCCGCGCAGGAAAGCCAGTTCCGCGCGCTGGACCAGATCACCGGATCGAACGACCGGATGCTTGGCCCGGCCTATGGCTTGTTCCAGATCGAACCGGCCACCTGGGGCGATCTGCGCCGCAACTATCTGGCCCACCGGCTGGAGCTGAATATCCGCGTGACGCAGCTGCTGGCGCCGCACCCGGCGACCGACGTGCAGCTGGTCAGCAATCTGGCGTTCGCGGTCGCCATTGCCCGCCTGATCTACTACCGCAGCCCGATCAAGCTCGCCCGTGCCGGCGACGTCGAAGGGCACGCCGCCGTGTGGAAGCAGGTCTACAACACGCCGCGGGGCAAGGGGCGGCCGGAAGAGTTCGTCGCCAACTACCGGCGCCTGGTAGCGCCCAGCCTGTAAGGAGCCTCCCGTGGAAATCAAGCTGCCCGTCCTTGTGGGCGTTCTGTCACTCGCCCTGTCGGTGTTCGTCCTGTGCCTCATTCCCACCCTGTGGCGCAGCGGCGTCCGCGTGGCCGCCGGCCTGCTGACGGTGCTGGGCATCCCCACGGCCATGGTGGCGATCCTGCTGCTGTTCACCAGCTCCACCTGGGCGGCGGACGGCGTGGGCCGGCATCCGGCGCCGTGGCTGGTGACGGCCGTTGTGGGTGGCGCCATCGCCTACATCGTCTCCCTGGTCATCCGGCATAACCGCGGGATCGGCATCTTGGCGGCCGGTGCTGTCCTGTTCCTGCTGCCCTGGCCCGCCGCCGCCGGAGATGGCCAGACCTTCCCCATCGTCCTGCCCAAGGAGCTGGTGACCACGTTATTGGACGCCGCCCTCATGGCGACGTGGGCCGGCCTGATCTGGCTGATCAAGCGGGGCGCCGAATGGCTGAACATCAGCCGCGAAAGCAAGCAGGTGGACCGGCTGGAAGACGGCATGAACACCGCGCTGATGTATGCCCATGAACTGGCGCTGCTGGCGGGCAAGGATATTCGGATCGCCGACGTCCGGTCCGAGCTGGTGGCGACCGCCGCCAACTACCTGCTGCCCAAGATGCCCGGCACGATGAAGGCCCTGAAGATCGATCCGGATGGGCTGCGCGAGCGGCTGACCGCCCGGCTGGGCTACGTCGCACCGCATGGCGCCGCGACCGTCCTGTCCTCCCCCGTTCTGTCGTCGCATCGCTGACGGAGGGCGCCGTGGACTTCGGGGAGGAAGCCGAGGAGCGAACCCAGCGGCACACCGCGGCGGCCATTGCGGCCGCCCGGTCTCGCCTGGATGGCGATGGGGCGGATGACTGCACCGACTGTAGTGCGGTCATCCCGGCGGCCCGCCGGGCGGCCATGCCCAACGCCACGCGCTGCGTGGACTGCCAGGAACTTCTGGAACGACGGGGACTGTGATGGCTGACGAGCTGGCGAAGTGGGGCTGGGCCATCGCCCTGCTGTTCAATCTGATCCTCGGCTGGGCGCTGTGGTCCATGCGGAACGCCTTCGTCCCGCGCCAGGAGTTCCAAGAGCTGTCCACGAAGGTGGCGCTGATCGAGCGGGACCTGTCCCACCTTCCCACGCAAGACGACTTCGAAAGCCTGCGCGACGGGGTTTCGAAGCTGCAAGGGCAAGCCGATGCCCAGGCGGAATTGCAAAAGCGCGTCGCCGCTTCCGTCACCAGGATCGAAGACTATCTGCTGAAGGCGAAGGCATGAGCTTCCAGAACCACCTGATCGAGGATCTGCGGCTGTGCATCCTGCGCATCCTCGCCGAAGCACCCGGACACCGGGGCAACTCGTCCATCATCCAAAGCGCGGTGAACCAGCTGGGGCACCATGTCACGCGGGAGCAGGTGGTTCAGCAGATGGACTATCTGGCCTCGCTTCAGGCCATCGACACGGAGATGGTCGGACCCGTCAAGGTGGCCGAACTGCGCTCCATTGGTGAGAACCACCTGAGGCGGCTTGGGCCGCCGCTGCCGGGCGTCAAGCTGCCCAGCCTGGGTTGAGCCATGGCCCGTTCAACCATCGAACGCCTGCCAAAAGAGATCCGCGAAGAAATCGGCCGCCTGCGCCAAGGCGGCCGGACCATCGACGAGATCCTGGACAAGCTCCGCGAGCTGGGCGCGGACGTCTCCCGCTCGGCCGTCGGGCGTCACGTCAAGAAGATCGAGGAGATCGGCGCCAAGCTCCGCCAGTCGCGAGAGATCGCCGAGGCGCTGGTCCGCGAACTGGGGGACGAGCCTGACACGAAGGTCACGCGGCTGAACATCGAGATGGGCCATACACTCATCATGCGGCTGCTGTCGGGTGAAACGGAGTTCGGTCCGGAAGAGGTCATGTTCCTGACCAGCTCCATCCAGAAGCTTGCCTCCGCCCGCAAGACCGACGCGGACCTGATCATGAAGCTTCAGGCGGACGCGGACAAGAAGGCCATGGCCGCGATGGAGACGGTGGCGAAGAAGCGGGGCCTGACGCCCGAGGCCATCGCCTCAATCAAGGAAGACTTCCTCGGCATCCGGAAGGCGGCGTCATGAAGCGGCGCCCCGAGCCGGCAAACATCCAGGAGGATTTCGCGCGCCAGCCCACGGAGATCCCGGTGGAGCTGCGTGGCCCGGACCTGTTGCTGGATTACCAGAAGCGCTTTCTCGAAACGACGGCCATGCACACCGTGGTGGTGTGCGAGAAGTCCCGCCGCATCGGCTTCACCTGGGCGGTGGCGGCCGACGCGGTGCTGACGGCCGGCGCCGAGAAGCGCGCGGCTGGCATGGACGTGCTGTACCTCGGTTACAACCTCGACATGGCGCGGGAGTTCATCGACACCTGTGGCGCCTGGGCGCGGCTGTTCGACAAGGCGGCGTCCGCCATAGCCGAATTCCTGTTTGACGACGGGTCGGACGATGGCGTGCAGGCGTTCCGCGTCAACTTCGCCTCGGGGTTCGAGATCGTCGCCCTTGCCAGCCGCCCGCGATCCCTGCGCGGCCGGCAAGGCTATGTGATCCTGGATGAAGCGGCCTTCCACGATGATCTGGAAGAGGTCATCAAGTCGGCGATGGCGCTGAAGATTTGGGGCGGCAAGGTCGCGATCATCTCCACCCACGACGGCACCGACAACCCGTTCAACCAGCTGATTGAAGCCTGCCGGGCCGGGCAGAAGCCCTATGCCGTGCTGCGCGTCACCTTTGACGAGGCGCTGGATGACGGGCTGTACAAGCGCATCTGCCTGGTCAAGGGCGAGGAGTGGACCCAGGAAAAGCAGGATGCGTGGCGGGCCGACATTGTTGCGTCCTACGGCGACGCCGCTGACGAAGAGCTGCACGTCAAACCAAAGGCCAAGGGCGGCACCTGGTTGCCGCGCGAGCTGGTGCTGGCCCGCATGTCGCCGGATATCCCGGTGCTGCGGTTCGAGTGCCCGAAAGGCTTCGTGGATCTGCCGGACTTCGCGCGGCACGCCGTCGCCATGGCCTGGTGCAAGGAACATCTGGACCCGCTGATCGCCAAGCTGGACCCGACGCGGCAGAGCTTCTACGGCCAGGACTACGCGCGCCTGCGCGACGCCTCGGTCGGTTGGCCGGCGCAGCTGATGTCCGACCTGACGCTTCGGACGGCCTTCGTGTTCGAAATGCGGAACACGCCGGACGAGGAACAGAAGCTGATCGTCCGCTACGTGCTGGACCGGCTGCCCCGCTTCACCCGTGGCGCCATCGACGCCGGCGGCAACGGCGCCAGCCTTGCCGAGCGCATGCGGCAGCTGTTCGGGCCGGACCGGATCATCGAAGTCAAGTTCAGCACCGAGTGGTACCGGGTGAACATGCCGCCGATGAAGGCGGCCTTCGAGGGCGCCTCCTTCCTGCTGCCCAAGGACGCGGACATCCTGGTCGATTTCGGCCAACTGGAGATGCGCGACGGCGTCGCCCAGCTGAAGCGCCGGGGCGCGCGCACCACCAGCGAGGACGGCAACCAGCGCCACGGCGACGCCGCCATCGCTGCCGCCCTGTGCCACTTCGCCAGCCGCCAGGACCCGTCCGAATACGACTACACGTCCGCCCGCGCGCCGGAGCGCGACCAGCGGATGCACCCCGATTTCCCGGAAGACGATGCAGGCGGGCGCCGCTTCGGCGCCGGAGGATACTGATGGCCGCCATCCACGTACCGTCCACCATCCTCGGCGCGGACGGGCGCCCGCTCGTCCGCCAGGTGCTGACCGAAGAGGTCAGCGGCCCGACGCTGACCGGCGTCCGCCAAGTGCTGGCCGAACACCCGTCGCAGGGGCTGACCCCGCAACGGCTGGGCGGCATCCTGCGCGACGCCGAACAGGGCGACCCGGACGCCTATCTGGCCCTGGCCGAGGATCTGGAAGAGAAGTTCCTGCATTACCGCGGCGTGATCAGCACGCGCCGTCTGGCCGTGGCCGGCTTGGACATCACCGTCGAGGCGGCGTCGGACGATCCCATCGACATCGAGGCGGCCGACCTGGTGCGGGCGGTGGTCGAGGATGATGCCTTCGCCGACGTGCTGTTCGACCTGCTGGACGGCATCGGCAAGGGCTACTCGGTCGCGGAAATCGTCTGGGAGACGTCGGCACGGATGTGGAAGCCGGCGCGGATCGTGCACCGCGATCCGACCTGGTTCCGGCTGGACCGGAACGACCTTCGGACGCTGCGCCTGAAGGAGGAGGGCTACATCGACGGGAAGGACTTCGACCCGTTCAAGTTCATCACCCACGTTCCAAAGACCAAGTCCGGCATCCCGATCCGTGGCGGTATCGCCCGGCCGGCTGCGTGGGCGTGGCTGTTCACATCGTTCGGCACGAAGGACTGGCTGTCCTTTGTCGAGACCTACGGCCAGCCGATCCGGGTCGGCCGCTACGGTCCCGGCGCGTCGCCCTCTGTGCCAACGTCAGGTGAGACAGCCGCCTCCTGAAATGATCGGTAGAGGGCGCTGTTGAGGACCCGATGAGCATGAAGCCCCTGTCGCCATCCGCCGCCCCCCTTTCGCCCCCGGATCCGGAGGTCAGCGACCGGCCGCAACGCCGGACGTTCAGCATCGCCGACAAGCTGCGCATCCTGGAGGAGATCGACCGCGCCCGCCCCGGTGATGTTGGCGCCATCCTGCGTCGCGAAGGGCTGTACTCGTCCAATGTCGGACGGTGGCGCCGGCAGCGCGATGCCGGCATGCTGCGCGGACTGGCTCCGGCCAAGCCCGGCCCGAAGAGCCCGCCGGCCAATCCGCTGAAAAGCGACGTGGAGCGCCTGGAGCGGGAGAACGCGCGCCTGCGTGACCGCCTCACTCGCGCCGAGGCGGTCATCGAACTCCAAAAAAAACTTTCCGACGTGCTGGGACTTCCGCTGCCCTCGCCGGACCGCGACGAGAGCCGGTGATGGCCGCCATTGAGCAGGCGGCCCCGACGGTGGACGTCGCCACCGCCTGCCGGGCGCTGGGCGTGCCGCGCGCCAGCTTCTATCGGCACCGCGGCCGCCAACGTCGCGTCGGGCCGCCGTGCCCACCACCACGGCCCCCCTCACCGCCGCGCACGTTGAGCGCGCCGGAACGCCGCCAGGTTCTTGACCTGCTGCATGGCGAGCGCTTCGTCGATGCCGCCCCGGCCCAGGTCTACGCCACGCTGCTCGATGAGGGGCAGTACCTGTGCTCGGTGCGCACCATGTACCGCCTGCTGGCCGCCAACGACGAGGTGCGTGAGCGCCGGCAGCAGCGCCGGCATCCGGCCTATGCCAAGCCCGAGTTGCTGGCCACCGGCCCCAACCAGGTGTGGAGCTGGGACATCACCAAGCTGAAGGGGCCGGTCAAGGGCACGTGGCTGTGCCTGTACGTCATCCTCGACATCTTCAGTCGGGCCGTGGTCGGCTGGACGGTGGCCTACCGGGAAAGCGCGGCTTTGGCCGAGCGGCTGATCCGCCAGACCGTGCGCAAGCACGGCGTCGCCCGTGACCGGCTGACGCTGCACGCCGATCGCGGCGCGGCGATGAAGGCCAAGGCGGTGATCGAGTTGCTGGCCGACCTCGGCGTGACGCGCAGCCACAGCCGGCCGCAGCAGTCCAATGACAATCCCTTCTCCGAAGCCCAGTTCAAGACGCTCAAGTACCACCACACCTTCCCGGACCGCTTCGGCTCGATCCAGGATGCCCGGGCGTTCTGTCGCGCCTTCTTCGCCTGGTACAACACCGGGCACCGCCACTCCGGGCTGGCGCTGATGACGCCGTACCAGGTCCACTACGGCGACACGGGGGCGATCCGCACCGCCCGGCAGGCGGTGCTCGATGAGGGGCACCGCCGCCATCCCGAGCGTTTCGTGCGCAAGCCGCCCGAAGCACCCACGCCGCCGGCCGCCGTGTGGATCAACCCACCAGCCGACCGGACGGTGAGCTGATGTCCAGTCCTGCCATCCCGTTGTTCGGCGGAAGACCGGCATCCCGCCGTCCCGGCTTGTCATCCCCCACGCCGGCGCGCGAGAGGGAGGGCAAGGCCCTTCCCGAGGGACCCGCCCTCAGGGGCGGGACGGAAGGACCTTGCGCGACCCGAGCCCGCCGGCATCCTGCAAGCAGACGGGCGCGGCGACCTCGGCGCGGGCACCTCTAATCACGGGAGCTTGCCGAGCCTGAACTCCAAACCCGGCTGTCTCATTCGCGTTGACACGTACCGTCGGATGCGGACAAAGCCGCGTTGCTGCGGGCGGTGCGCTCCATTTCGGCCGACGCCGCCGCGATCATCCCGCAGTCCATGCTGATCGAGTTCGTCCGGGCCGAAGGCGCGTCGGCGAACGCGGACATCTTCCTGCGCCTGGTGGAGTTCTTCGAGCGCCAGACGTCGAAGCTGGTGCTGGGCCAGACAACCACCACCGACGCCGTGTCGGGCGGCCATGCGGTTTCGCAAGAGCACCGGCAGGTGCAAGAGGACATCGAGCGCGCCGACGCCCGGCAGCTCGCCGTCACGCTGAAGCGCGACCTGTCGGAACCGATGGTCAAGCTGAACATCGGTCCACGCCCCGGCTACCCGACCATCCGCATCGGTCGCCCGCAGGCCGAAGATCTCAAGCTTCAGCTTGAGGCGCTGAAGGGGTTGATTCCTCTCGGCCTGCGGGTCGAAGCATCCCAGGTGCGGGACAAGTTCGGCTTCACCGACCCGGCCGAGGGCGCGGAGCTGCTGGGCATGCCGGCCAAACCCCAGGTGCCGCCGAAGGTGCCGCCACAGGACGTCGCCGACGTCTCGCCGGAGCCGTCCACGGCTGCGGCCCTGGCCGCCGCGCAGGCTGGGGGCGACGCGGTGGACCAGCTGGTGGACGAGCTGCTGGCCGACTACGAGCCGCTGTCCGGTCCGTTGGTCCAATCCATCCTGGCGGCGGCCGGCGAGGCCGAGAACGCCGAGGACTTTGTCACGGCCCTGGTGCGGATCGCCGGCGAGAACCGCACCAGCGGCCTACAGGAAGCCCTGGCGCGAGGGCAGTTCATGGCGCGCATCGCGGCGCGGGTTGGAGCGACGGGGGATGGCGATGAGTGATGCGGTCAAGCTGCTGTCGAAGGTGACCGGTGTCGGCGTCAGTGAACTAAGGGCGCTCTGGCAGGATGCCAGGGACAACGTGGACCGCCTGCACGGTTGCACCCGCCATCGGTTCGATGTGCCGTTCGATGCCGTCCAGCCCGGTAAGCGGTTCACCTGCCTGGAGTGCGGCGGCGTCATGAGCCTGTCGGACATCGGGAACTATATCCAGGGCTACGTCGCGGCCGGTGGCGCGGCGGACGATATCTGGCCCGGCTGGACCCGATAGGCCATGGCCGCGCCGACCATCGCGCCGCTGCCGCCGGACGAAGCGGTCAAGTTCCTGGAAAGCAAAGGCTACCGCGTCGGCTTCGCGTGGCAGGATGTGTGGAAGGCCGAGCATGCGCGGGCCTTCACCGTCGCCAAGATGATGGAGGTGGACCTTCTTCAGGAGGTTCACGCCTCGCTGGTCACGGCGCTGAAGGAGGGGCAGAGCTTCGATCAGTGGCGAAAGGGGTTGGAGCCGATGCTTCAGGCCCGCGGCTGGTGGGGCCGGGCACCGATGACGGACCCGCTGACCGGGCAGACCAAGGTGGTGCAGCTGGGCAGCCCGCGCCGGCTGAGGACCATCTTCGACGTGAACGTCCGCATGTCCATGGCGGCCGGGCAGTGGGAGCGCATCGAGCGGCTGAAGGCGGCCCGGCCCTACCTGCGCTATGTCGCCGTGCAGGACGCCAAGGTGAGGGCCGAGCATCTGGCTTGGCACGGCACCGTCCTGCCGGTCGATCACGCCTGGTGGGACAGCCATTCGCCGCCCTGCGGCTGGAACTGCCGCTGCACGCTTCAGCAGCTGTCCGCGAAGGATCTGGAACGGAACGGCTGGACGGTGACCGAGACGCCGCCACCGGACGACCCGCGCCCGTGGCTGAACAAGCGGACCGGCGAGGTGATCGACGTGCCGGCCGGCGTCGATCCGGGGTTCGACTATCACAAGGGCGAAGCCGCTCGGGACGCTGCGGCCGCCCGGATGCTGATGGAGAAGATGGCGGCGCTGCCCCCGCAGATCGCGGCGGCCGTCGCCGATCCGGTCAAGTTGGCGAGGGCCATCCAGCCCGACTTCGCCGCCTGGATTGATGGCTTGGATCTGGCGAGGCCGCGCGGCCAGATGCGGGCGGTCGGCACGCTGCCGCCGAAGGTGGTGGACTGGCTGGCGCGCGAACGGCCCGACCTGACGCCGGAGAGCGGCGCCCTGATGGTTACGGACAAGGGCATCGCCCACCTGATGCGCGACGCCAAGAAGGAAGCCCAGCGCCTGCTGCCGGCGGACGTGAAGGCCCTGCCCACCTTCCTGGCCGAACCGGCGGCCATCTACTTCGACCGCCAGGACCCGGCGTTGTTGTTCGTCTTCGATCCGCCGGGCCGGACCGGCAAGCTGGGGAAGATCGTGGTCCGGGTGAACTTCGCCACGAAGGAGCCGGGCACACGGGCCTCGATCAGAGGGAACTTCATCACGACGGGGGGCGTGGTGAAGCCGGCTGACATCGAGGGCCAGGCGCGGTACGAGCGGATTGTGTAGAAGGGAGCCTGTGATCAGGGGGGCACGCCACTTTCCCCGTGGCTGTCGGCGGTCTCCCGCCCACAGAACCGGACCGGCGATTTCCCGGTTGTCACTGGTCACAGGCCCTCTTCAGAGATAGGCCGCCGCCCCTTGGATGTAAAGCGCCGCCAGAAGGCCGCCCATGCGTTCGGGACGGTGGACGGTGCCAGCGGAGCTTCGGCACCCCACACCCGTTTAAAACCGCGTTTAAACGGGCGCGGCGGGGCGCTTCATCGGAAGGGGTACGCCGCAGGGGTGCCGGTTGGATCTGGTGGGGGCCGAACCGGGCCGGTTTCCCCCTCCGGACTTGCCTCCTGAAACGCCTGCGCGAAGGCCGCCACAATGGGCGGCATGAAGACGTTACGCCCTTTCCTCCCTGACCTTGACGCCGGCGCCCTGGTGGCGCTGGCGTCCTCTTCTGACGTCGCGGTTTGCGCCGCGACGCTGACCGATCTGTCGCCGGTCGATGGGCAGGCGCCGGAGTGGGTGCAGCTTCTTCCCGCCGGGACCTTCGCGCCCAACGACGGCCGTGCGCCGTGGTCCATGAAGGACCCGGCCGCGGTGATCGCCGCGTCCATGGCGGCGGCGCCGAAGGGGCTTCTCGCCATCGACTACGACCACGCGGCCGACCTTGCGGCACCGAAGGGTGGCGCGGCGCCGGCCGCCGGATGGATCACGACGCTGGATGCCCGTCCGGACGGCATCTGGGCGAAGGTGGAGTGGACGCCCGCCGGCGCCAAGGCCATCGCCGCCCGAGAGTATCGCTTCATCAGCCCTTCCTTCCTGCACGGGAAGGGGGATCGCGCCGTCACCCGCATCATCGGCGCCGGCCTGGTCAACCGGCCGGCGCTGTCGCAGCTCTCCGCCCTCGCATCGTCTCAGGGAGACACTATGGACCCCGTTCTGAAGGCGGTCCTGGACGCGCTCGGTTGCCCGCCGAACGCCGACCAGGCCACCGCGCTCGCCGCCGTGGCGACGCTGAAGGCCGGCACCGCCCCGGCCGCCCTGTGTTCCGCGGTCGGCGTCGCCGCCGACGCCACCCCCGACCAGATCGTCGCGTCGGTGAAGACGCTGAAGGCCGCCGCCGATGGCGTCAAGGCCATCGCCGCCGCCGCCGGCCTGGGCGCCGACGCCACCGCCGACCAGATCGCCGCGTCGGTGAAGACGCTGAAGACCAACGCCACCGCGGCCACGCTTCTGGAAACCCAGGTGACCGCGCTGGCCGCCAAGGTGCAGGCGCTGGAAGGCGACAAGCTGGGCGCCGAGGTGGACAAGGTCATCGCCGAAGGGAAGTTCGTCCCGGCGCAGCGTGCCGATCTGCTGGCCCTGGCCGCCGCCGACAAGGCTGCCTTCGACCGCCTGACCGCCAACGCCGTGCCCGTCCTGAAGGCTGGCGAACAGGGCGGCGTCAAGCCCGCGCCCGGCGAGCTGAGCGCCGAGGACAAGGCCGTCTGCGCGGCGATGGGCCTGTCCGCCGAGGACTTCAAGAAGTCGCTCGCCGCGCAGTCGGGCAAGGAGGGCTGATCCATGGCGTCCCTGACCACCGACCGCAACACGCCGGAGCGCTCCGGCGGCTTCCACTGCCTCAGTCGCGCCCTGGCTCCGTCAACCACGGTCTTCGCCGGGAGCATGGCGGCGCAGAACGCCGCGGGGCTGGCCGTCCCGGCCTCGGCCAGCACCACCCTGACGGTGCTCGGCCGCGCCGCCTACCGCGCCTCATCGCTCGCCGGCAGCGGTGATCCGGATTTCGTCCGCATCGACCGCGGCGTCTTCCGCTTCGCCAACTCCGCCGGTGGCGACGCCATCGGCATCGCCGATTACGGGAAGCCCTGCTACGCGGTGGACGATCAGACCGTCGCCAAGACCGATGGCAGCGGCGCCCGTCCGCAGGCCGGCATCATTCGCGACGTGGACGCCCAGGGCGTCTGGGTCGAATTCTAAGGGGACCGCACATGCTCCTTACCCCCACCAGTCTCCGTGCCCTGTTCACGGGGTTCCAGACGTCATTCCAGCAGGGCTTCGGCGGTGTCCAGTCGCAGTGGAACCTGGTCGCGATGGAGACGCCGTCCACCACGGCCGAGGAAACCTACGGCTGGATGAAGGACATCCCCGGCTTCCGCGAGTGGATCGGCCCGCGCGTCGTCCACAATCTGGAAGCCGCGGGCTACACGATCAAGAACAAGCCCTGGGAACTGACGGTCGGTGTGGACCGCGATGCCATCGAGGACGACAAGTTCGGCATCTACGCGCCGATGTTCTCGGAGATGGGCCGCCAGACCGCGTCCTTTCCCGACACGCTGGTGTTCCCGCTGCTGAAGGCCGGCTTCACGACGCCCTGCTACGACGGCCAGTATTTCTTCGACAGCGACCATCCGGTCATCGGCGCGGACGGCGGCACCGTGTCGGTGTCCAACGTGCAGGCCGGCGCCGGGGCGCCGTGGTTCCTGCTGGACCTCAGCCGGATGATCAAGCCGGTGGTCTACCAGAAGCGCCGGGCCTTCAATTTCGTCCGCATGGACGCCGCCACCGACCAGGTGGTGTTCGACCAGAAAAAGTACGTCTACGGCGTCGATGGTCGGGCCAACGTCGGCTACGGCTTCTGGCAGCTGGCCTTCGGGTCCAAGGCGGACCTTAGCCACGACACCTACTCCGCCGCCCGTTCGGCGATGCAGGGGTTCAAGCGCGATCACGGCCAGCCGCTGGGCATCAACCCGACGCATCTGCTGGTGCCCCCTTCGCTGGAAGGCAAGGGCCGGCAGATCCTCGAAAACCAGCGCAAGGCCAACGGCGAGGACAACGAGTGGAAGGGCACGGCCCAACTCGTCGTCGTGCCCTGGCTCGCCTGATCGGAGGAACGGAGCATGAAGGACCTTATCATCGCCGCCCGTCCCGCCGAGGGCTTCCGCCGTTGCGGCGTTTTTCATCCGCCCACCGAGGTCCATCACCGGGCCGGTACGTTCACCGAAGATCAGGTCGCGGACCTGAAGAAGGAACGTAACCTGATCGTGGTGGAGGTCGATCCGGTGACCGAGCCGGAGGACGACCAGAAGGAGAGCCGGCAGCCCAAGGCGAAGGGCGGCCGGGGAACGCCGAAGGCCGACGACGCCCAGCCGCCGACCGAGGCCCCTCCGAAGGCCGAGGACCCGCCGGCGGCCTGACCGTCCAGTCCCACGCCGCGGTGACCCGCGGCGTGGGCCGCCCCGCTCGTCAAACCATCCGTCGCGAGTGTCCCTATGCCCGCCGTCTACGTCACCAAGGAACGTCTGATCGCCCGCTATGGCGAGGACCGTCTCGTCAAATTGACGGACCGGGTGAAGCCCTACACCGACGCCATCGTGGACAGCGTGCTGGACGAGGCCATCGCGTCGGCGGTGGCGCTGATCGACCTGCACATCGGCGGGCGTTGCCAGCTGCCGCTGCTGACCGTGCCGAAGGCGCTGGAAGACATCGCGGCGCCGCTGACCCTGTCGGCGCTTCACATCGACGCGGCGCCGGACAAGGTGACGGCGGACTTCCAGCAGGCCATGCGGACGCTGCGCGATATCCGGGACGGCTCCCTGACGCTGGACGTGGGCGGCGCCCCGCCGCCGGAACCCGCGTCGGTGGGGGTCGAAACCGTCGCGCCGGATCGCGTGTTCGGTCGCGACAACATGCGGAATTGGTGAGATGGCCGACACCGGCGCCAGCCTGCGGTTCGAGCTGGGCGACGTCCAGAAGCTGCTGGACGGGCTGATCCTGGCCGGCGGTGACCAGTCGGAGCTGATGGACCGGCTGGGCGCCCACATCGAGTTGGAAACCCAGCGTCGGTTCGAGACGGAGCGGGACCCGGACGGCAATCCCTGGCCGAAGTCCCTGCGCGCCCTCGCCGAGGGCGGCCAGACCCTGACCGAGACGGCGCGGCTGCGCCAGTCCATCACGCGCCGTACGACCGCCAGCAGCGCCGAAGTCGGCACCAACGTGGTCTACGCGGCCATCCATCAGTTCGGCGGCACGGTCCAGCGGCAGGCCCGGACCGTCACGCTGTACCGCCACTACAACGCCCGGACGGACACCTTCGACCCGAAGTTCCGCCGGAAGTCCAAGAGCAACTTCGCCACCGACCATCAGGTCAAGGCGCACACGGTCAAGATGACGGCCCGCCCGTTCCTGGGCGCCGGCCCGGCCACCATGAAGGTGCTGGGAGAGATCGCCCGCGACTGGCTGGCCGAGGCCGGAGGGCTGGCATGACCGGCTTCGTGCCCGTGGATCTGGCCGGCAAGGTCCAGGTGCGCATCCGTGACCGCGTGCCGGAGCTGGCGCGCGACACGGCGGGCGCGGTGGACTTCGCGGCCCTGGTCGCGGCCGGCCAGCTGCCGCAACGCCTCCCGGCCGCCTTCGTCATCGTGGGCGGCCTGATCGCCGATGGGGAGCGCCGCGCCGGCGGCACCAGCAGCACCGTGACTCAGACGATTGCCGTGGTGCTGGTGCAGGGCGATCACCGCGACACGACGGGCGAGGCGGCGCGGGCGGCGGTCTGGCCGCTGCAATGGGCGGTCATCCGAGAACTGGCCGGGTGGTCTCCCGCGCCGGGCTACAGCGAATTCCTGCTGGCCGAAGACCGGCTTCAGGGCATGGGCGCCGCCGGCCGGACCGGCGTCGTCGCCAGCACCATCAGTTTCACCACCGAGTGGAAGTTCCACACGCGCACAGGAGGAGTGTGATGCGTCCCTGCATCGACACCGTCATCGAGGACCAGGCCGAGGGGCCGAAGCCGGCCGAGCATGAGCGGCGAGACACCGAGATCGCCGCCGATCCAGACACCGAACAGGCCGGAGCGTCCGCCCCGGCCAACCCGCGCCGCCGTCGCGGCACGAGCCAGGAGTAAAGCCCCATGCGCCTGCCCAGCTACCCCGTGCATTGGGATCACAAAGCCGTCTTCGCCGCCCTGGAAACCGCGTTCGGCCAGGGCGCCGCCGCCATCACCGGTGCGGACGCCGTCAAGCTGTGGGACGTCAACTGGACCCCGATGGAGGCGCAGGAAAAGGAGCTTCCCTACGCCAAGCCCTACTTCGGCGCGAACCCGTCCATCCTGCTGACGAAGCAGTCCAAGCTGACCGGCAAGGTGGCCCTGGTCGGCGGTGGCGCCGCCGGGGTGCCGTGCTGGGACGCGATCATGCGCGCCGGTGGCACGAGCCGCGCGCAGGTGCTGAAGACCCCGACCGCCACCATCGCGGCGGCGGCCGTGAAGACCAGCGGGGCCGGCGCCTTCACCTACACGCGCACCACCGCCTATGGCGGCGTGCATCCGCGCACGGCCACGCTGACCTGCACCACGGGTGGCGGCAGCGGCGTGGCGGCCTTCACCGTCGCCGCTCCGGCGCTGGGGTCGGACGCCGCGCACAATCAGGTGGCCGTGGTCATGACCACGGGCACGGCCTTCGCCCTGCCCGGCGGGGCGGCGATCACGCCCAGCGCCATCGGTACCGACTTCGTCGTGGGCGACGTCTTCACCATCGCGCTGACGCCGGCGGGCTGCACCTACACGCCGTCCAGCGACCGCAGCGGCGGCAAGAGCCTGGAAGTGGTGCTGACGCTGCCCGATCCTGAGAACGCCGGCCAGGTGCAGCGGTGGCGGATGCTGGGCGGGCGCTGCACCATCAAGGCGTCGGGGGCTGCGGACGATTACCCGTACTACGAGTTCGAGGTGACCGCCGATTTCCTGGCCCCGGCGGCTGGCGTGGCGGCGCTCCCGCCCGACTATGCGGCGTGGCCCGACCCCGTCGTCATCAGCACCGAGAACACCCCGCTGTGCCGCATCCACGGCCATGACGTGGTGCTGGAAAGCTTCGGTTGGGATGCCGGAAACAGCATCGAGTATGTCGCGCGGGTCGGCCGCCAGGGCGCGCGGAAGTCGGATGCCAAGGCCAGCCTGACGGCGAAGATCGAGGCGCCGTCGCTGGCGTCGGTGGATTTCTTCGCCCTCTGCGACGCCCGCACGATGGTGCCCTTCCTGTTGCAGCACGGCGCCGGCGCCGGCACCGCCGTGGTCATCAAGGCGGACCGCTGGCAGCTGTCCCCGCCCAAGCCGGGTGAGAGCAAGAAGGACATGATGTACGACCTGTCGGGCAAGGCTCTGCCGCTGTCCGGCGACGACGACTGGTCGATCTTCGCGTCGGCCGCGTAACGGAGGGGTGCCATGAGCAAGGTGAAGCTGAAGTTCAAGGACAGCGCCGGCGACGATCTGACCATCGACTGGCCGGTCAAGGTGAAGATGCCCGAGAGCGTCAAGCCGTCCCAGCGCAGCGGGCGGGCGCAGGGGCGGCATGTGGAGAAGACCTTCTTCCTAACCTACAAGCTGCTGCCCGACAGCGAGATCAACGATCTGCTGAAGGAACTTCAGGAGCACAACGAGCGGATCGCCAAGGCCAAGGCGGCGGTGGCCGATGCCAAGAGCGATGACGAGCGGGACGCGGCGGAGAAGGCCGCCGCGGACGCCGAGGACGGTTTCGTCGCGTGGCGGGTCGCCCTGCTGCGGGAGGTGATCGTCGGCCTGCCCGACAACCACGGCTGGGCCGCCCTGTTCGAAGAGCTGCCGGAGTTCTCGCCCGCCCTGGTCGAGGCCATGGCCGATTACCGGATGATCGGCAAGGCCATGGAAGAGGGCTACTGGGAGATGGCGAACGGGGGAAAGTAGCGCACCTGAAGGAGGCGGCGCGGCTGTGGGCGGGCGGAGAGCCTGCCCAGGGGCGCCGGAAGCGGCGGTCCCCCACCTTGGACGCCGCCGATTGGGCGGAGCTGACGGGCCAGCCCGCGCCGCCGCTTCAGGTGGAGCCGGAGACGGAGCGCGTGTTCATCGTCTGGGCGCCGCTCTGGGATGTGTTCATGCTGTTCTGCGCGTCGGAACGGCTGTGGCGATACCCCGCGATGGGTGGCCCGGCCATCGGCCTGGATCTGGTGCAGGTCCGGTGCTTGGCAGAGGCCAGAGGGATGCCCTGGAACGGTGAGACGGTCGGGCTGATCCAAGCGATGGAAGCCGAGGCCGCGCGGGTGTGGGTCGAGGAATGGAAGCGGACCCATCCCGACAAGGGTGGCAAGTGACGGATGGATTGACGAGCGGGCGGCCCCCTTCAAGGCCGGAACTCGCCCCCTGAACGGGCGTGGGCGTGGCGGCGATAATGGCCGCCACGTCCCTTCGCATGCCCGACCCATGGCCGAACTCAAAGTAGCGCTGAAGCTGACCGCCGATGGTTCCGCCCTGGTGGGCGAGGTCCGCCTCGCCCGCTCGGAAATCGATAAGCTCGGGGCGGCGGCGAACGATGCCGGGGCCAGCCTGCGTGGAGCGACCGGGGACAGCAACGTCGTCGCGTTGAACGCCCACCGCCGCGCGACCCGCGGGTTGACCGAGGACATGGGGGCGGCGTCCCACAGCGCACAGGCGTTGCAGCGGGTGAGCGCCGAGGCGGCGGCGTCCCATCGCCAAGCCGCCGCCGGCATGGGCGATCATGCAGCCGCCGCGCGGGAGTTCGGCAATGCCACCCGTGCCGCCAACGACAACGCGGACGGTCTGGGCGACACCATCGGCATGCTCGTCAATGGTCTGAAGACCATGGCCGGCTTGTGGGTGGTGGACCAGGTCCGCGCCTTCGGGGCGCAGCTGATCGCCTCGGCCGCGCAGGCGCAGCAATTGGAGCGCCGGCTGTCGTCGCTGGTCGGCACCGGAGCGGCACTCGCCGAGAACCAGACATGGCTGGCGCAGACCGCCGACCGGTTGGGCCAGTCTCAGACCGTGATGGCGGACAGCTACACCCGGCTGCTGTCTCTGGCCCGCTCCGGGCTGGTCACCATCCAGCAGTCGCGCGAGCTGACCGAAGGGCTGGCGAACGCCCAGGTCAAGTTCGCGGCCGACGTCGGGCGCATGGGCGATGTGATGTATGGCCTGTCGCAGGCCCTCGCGTCGCCGGTGGTTCAGATGGAGGAGCTGAACCAGGTTGTCGAACCGCTGCCGGGCATCCTGATGGATCTGGACCGCGCCGCGGGCCTGCCGGGCGGAGGGTTCCGTCGGTTGGTGGGCGAAGGCCGCGTCACCAGCGAGATGTTCCGCGACACCTTGATCAAGGCCCTGCGGGGCTATGCGGGTGAAGCGGAGAAGGCCGCGGGGTCCGTCGAAGCTGCCTATGCGCGGATGGAGAACGCCAGCCAGCGGGCCAAGGCCGAGCTGGGCAAGATGATCCTGCCCGGCTGGGTCAACCTGGTGGAAAGCGCGGCAGCGGCCCTCAACCGCGTCAACAAGGAGATCGAGGCGGCGGAGCGCCGCTCCAACCAGGTCTCGCTGATGCGCGAGACGACGAACCTTGACGATCTGCTGGCCGAGCGGGCGGGGCTGGAAGCGAAGCGTCAGCGCTACGCGAACGGGGCCAGCGGCGTCTATGCCCGCCGCAACCTGGAGGTGACGGACCGCGATCTGGCCGACGTCGAAAAGCGGATCGACGCGGCTCTGGCGCGGCTGCAACAGCTGCGGGCCGCTCTGGGCGATGCCGGCGACGGTTGGGCTCAGATGTGGGGCATGGCGTCCGATGGTGGCGCGGACCCGGCAGCGGTGGCGCTGGACAAGCTGGCTGGCAAGCTGGGCTTGGCCGCCGACGCGGTCGATCTGGTCATCACCAAGAACGGCTTGCTGACCAAGTCGGAAGCCGATCTTCGCGCCCAGACCGAAACGCTGACCAAAGTTCTCGCGTTGCCGCCCGACCAGCTGAAGAAGCTGGGGATCAGTGCGGCCGACGCGGCCTTCATCCTCGACCAGCTCCGCGAGAAGTTGGACCCGGTGACGGCGGCCGTCGCCGCCATGAACCGTGAAACCGCGGCGCTGGGCGTGGCTCCGAAGTTCCGCGGCCTCTATCAGGCGCTAGAAAAAGCGGAGCAGGACAAGGGCCGCAAGCTGACCGACGACGAGGCCATCAACCTGACGGGCGCCTACGCCAAGAACCGGGCGGCGAACTCGGCGGAGCAGGTCCGGCTGACGCGCGAGGCGGCCGAGGCGGCGGAGGCCCTGGCGCGGGCGCAGGCCAGCGGCAACCCGGCGGCAGTCGCCAACGCGCGGGCGAACCTGAAGGTGGCCGAGGCGCTGCGCGACGGCGTAATCGTGCAGGCCGACAAGGCGGCCTATTCCCAGGCGGTGCTTCGAGAGGAGATGGCGGGCCTGGCCGGACAGGCCGGCGAGGCGGCGACCGTCAGCAGCCGGCAGGCGCGCCAGATGCTCGAACTGGCCGAAGCGACGCGCCGGGGCGGGGCGGCGGTCGCTGAAACCACGCTGCGGCACCAGATCGAGAATGAGACGCTTCGCGTCGGTGCCGGGGAACGTTCGGAGCTGGCGCGGCGCCTGACCGAAGAGGCCGCCGCCCGCCGGGCGTTGGCCGCCGCGCAGTTTGACCGCGATCTGGACGCGCAGATCGCCGCGACGAAGGCCCTGGCTGCGGCAGAAGGCGAGAGTGCCAAGGCCGTCGCCGAAACGACGATCCGCAACCAGGTCGCGGCGCAGGTCGAAAGGGAAGGCGTCAAGGCCGACAGCGACCGTGCCAAGGCCATCGCCGCCAAGACCGCCGAGCTGGCGAAGTGGCAGGAAACGCAGGGCTACAACCGGGAAAGCCGAGCGCGCGACCGTGAGCTTCAACTCGCCCAGGCGGAAGTTGCCCTGGCCGACGTGAGCGAGGCGCAACGCCAGCGGACCATAGAGCTGCTGCGCTATGAGCTGGACATCCGCGAGCAGTTTCCGACGAAAACCGAAGAGGACATCCAGGCGCTGCTGCGCAAGAAGGCGGTGCTGTTGGACCGGCAGGACATCATCCGGTTCCAGAACGACGTCCGGGAGACGTCGCGACGGATCAGCGACGACTTGGCCGCCAAGATGTTCGAGAAGGGCGGCTCCATTCTCGACTGGTGGCGCAATCTGCTGAAGCGGATGGCGATTGAGATCGCGTCCACCAAGTTTATCATGCCCATTGTCCAGACGGTGGTGGGCGCCGTGCCCGGCCTGTTCGGCATCCAGGCGCCGGCTGGTGGGGCGGGGGCAGGCGGCCTCATGGGGCAAGCCGGCAACGCCGGGATGAACTGGGCCACCAGCAAGGCCATGGGCTGGGCCGGTGACAAGCTGGGACTGACCGGAGCGGGCGGTAGCATTACCGGTGCTATCGACACCTGGGGGGCAACCAACCTGGGCATTGGCACGGCGGCCACGGTGCCGGCGACACCGCTGATGGCGTCCGGAGGTGCCGGTGGTGTTGGCAGCGGCATGCTGACCGGCGGCGGCGCGCAGTCTGTCGTTGGAGGCCAAGTCGCCTCCGGAACGGGGCTGTCATCGCTGGCTTCCGGCGTCGGTGCCGGTGCTGCGGCGGGCGGGATCGTTGGTGGGCTCGTCGGGACCGCAACCAACAGCAAGGTCGCCGGTGGTGCAAGCGGGGCCGTGGCGGGTGGCTTGGCCTCCTACATGATGATGGGGTCGGCCTTCGGGCCGTGGGGCATCGCTGCGGGCGCGATCCTTGGTGCTGTCATGGGCATGCTGGGCACGCAGAAGGCGAGCGTCGGCCCGAATTCCCGTTCCAACCTGACGCTTCAAGACGGGTCCTGGAAGACCGGCGAGGCGGCGGCCGACAACGGCGGGGACCTCGGCAAGACCAAGGGCGTCACCGACGCCATCGCAACCGCCCTCAACAGCCTTATGAACGCGGCCGGTATCAAGAACGCCACGCTGATGGAGAACGTGGCGGCGATCAGCTTGATGGAGAAGGATGGCCGCTACACCACGCAGATGCGGGGCCAGAAGAAAGATTTCAGTGACCAGACGGCAGCGCTGACCTCTCTATTCGGCGACGTGCTGACCATGGTGATCGAAGATGGGGCCACCGAGTACGTCAACAAAGACAACAAGTACGTTGCAGAGAATGTCCGTCGTGCGCTGGTGGCCTCGGTTGGGAAGCCCGTGGAGGAGGTGGTCAGCAACCTGACCTTCGCCGCCAGCGACTTTGCGCACCTGTTCGATGATGCCGCGAAACCGAGCGCTGACCAGTTCAGTGAAACGCTGACAGCTATGTCCGTGCAGTTCCAGACGTCGCGGGACCGGGCCGCCGAACTCGGATTGACCACGGACGGTATGGTTTCGAGCCTGGAACAGGCCACCACCCGCATGTTTGCGGCTGCCGGGCGGGGTCTGAAGGGCCTGGGCGTCGTCGATCAGATCCAAAGCGCCATCGAGAGCTGGCGCAAGGCGTCCATTGCCCTGATGGGGGCGGGGCTGTCGCCTCAGCCGGCAATGGAGCTGCTGGGCGCCCAACTGTCCGCCATCGTCAACGCGGCCGGCGACGGGATTGAGGGCCTGCAACGCTTGACCGAGGCCGCCGCCATCCTGCGTGGCATGGGCGAAACCACTGGCGCGGCATTCGCCGAACTGCGCGCCAGCCAGGTGCGCGAACAGGTCATGGGCGACTTGGCCTTGCAGGAGATGCAGGCGCGGGTGGAGCTGGGGCAGCTGTCGCAGGACGCCTACGACCGCCGGGTGTTGGAGATCCAGCAGCGCGATGCCTTGGCGCGGGTGACCGACGCCGGCGTCCGTGCCGAGATGGAGCGCGTGCAGGCGTTGCAGCGGGCGGCCCTGGCCGCGAAGCAGGACGCGGCGGCGGCGACGGAGCGGGCGGCGGCGCTGGAGCGCACCATGTCGGCGGCCGGCGACGTGCTGTCCGACCTCGACCGCAAGCGCGCGGACGGGTCCACCGGCCTGACGGCGGAACAGCGGATCGCGGCCGTGGACAGCATGCTGCGCCGCGACCTGGCCCTGGCCCGTTCCAACGATCCGACCGTCGCCGAAGAGGCGCTGCGCCGGCTGACCACGACACGGCAGACCGCGGAGGACACATACGACGCGGTCTATGGCGCCGGCTCCGCCGAGACGACGGCGATGCTGCGGGCCTATGAGCAGAGCGTCCGTTCCCTGCCGGCGGTTCAGACTTGGCAGCAGCGGGTGTTGGAGGCTTTGGCCGCCCTGCCGTCCGATATCAGCGCCAACCTCGACCTGAAGGGGCGCATTTTGGAGGTGTACGAACCTGCGGTGCTTCAGCGGGTTGACCCGGCGGTCCGCAAAATCGTGGAACAGCTGGTGACCCTGGCGTCCCAGGGCTTTGACTTCACCGCCATCCCGGCTGCCGGACAGCGCGTGATCGCCGAAGCCCTGACCCGCATCCAGGGCGGCCAGCCGGTGACCGTGCTGGACTTCACCGCCGTGCCGGCGGCAGCGCGGCGCGACGTGATCGAGACGCTGCGTCGCCTGCATGGGGATGCGGCGGTCGAACGGTTCGCGTTCACGGCCCTGCCGCCCGCCGCGCAGCGTGATCTGGCGGAGGTGCTGTCCCGCTACCGTGGGGCGCTGCTGGTCGATAGCCTGGATTTCACAACGCTGGCGCCCGACGATCAGCGCCGGCTGTCGGAGATCCTCACCCGCTATGACCGCAATCAGGCGGTCGCCGATCTGTCCTATTCGTCGCTGCCGGCGGACGCCCAGCGGGTGTTGGACGAGATCCTGACCCGGAACCAGGGCGGCGTTGTGGTGCCGGCCCTGCAATTCTCGACCATCGCGCCGGACGCGACCCGCCGGCTTGCCGAACTGATGGAGCGCTACGGCAACCGGGTCCTGGTCGATGAATTCGACTGGTCCCAGATGCCGGAGGATGACCGCCGCCTTCTGACGGAGGTCATGGGCCGTTACCGCAACAACGTTCAGGTGGATCAGTTCGACTTCGCCGCGTTGCCGGCGGACGATCAGCGGGAGTTGGCGGAGCTGCTGTCGCGGACGCTCAACGGCGACGCCATCGCCGCTTGGACGCCAATCACTCTGCCCGGCAACGCCACCCGCACAGTCACGGAGACGGTCAAGCGGGACGTGTCGGAAACGGTCACCACCGCGGCCATGCGCGACCTGACCAGCGGCTTCCAGGCGTTGCAACTTCAGACCACCAGCGTCCTGATCAAGCAACTGGACGATCTCGGGCGGATCATTCACAGCGGCTTGCTGAACGTCGTACGGGCGATCACCGCCAATTGGTCCTGGGGCGCGAACCAGACGTTCGGCGCCAGCCCTCATGTCCTGACGACCCGTGAGGCCCAATACCTCGCCACGTACGCTGACTTGGCGGATGCGTGGTCGAGCTGGACGGCTTGGGACCCGACGCATCACTACTACACGGACGGCATCCGAGAGGGGCGGACGTTCCAGAACGGTGGGATCGTTGGGCGCTACCAGTCCGGCGGCTTGGTGGACAACGGCATCAAGGGCGTGGACAGCGTGCTGGCGCTGTACCCGGACGGCAGTCCGATCATGGTCGCGGGCGGCGAGTTCGTGACGCCGACGCCAGCGGTCACGCCGGACACTCTCCCCATCCTCGAATACATCAGGGAACACCGCCGGCCGCCCTCGGCGATCCGCGCCTACGAAGGTGGCGGTCTGGTTGCTGCCAACAACAATGTGGCGCGGACGATGACCGCGGCGGGCGCTCCGGCGCCGATGGTGACGATGACGGTGACGCGGTCGGCGGCCGACGTCTCGGACAGCTTGGTCATGGCCCGGTCCATGGACCGGATGGTATCCGAGCTGGCCGAGCTGCGCCGGGAGCGGCGCGAGGATGCGGCGCGGGACCGTCAGCTTGTGACCGGGATCGCGGAGGATCAGATCGGCGTGGCGGAGCGGCAGGAGCAGCAGCTCCGCGCCCTCGCCAGCGGGCGGAGGGCGGTCATATGAACGACCTCATCATTCTGGCCCGTCAGCATGGCTGGCACCTGCCGACCGCCGCGCCCCGCGTGGTGCGGCTGGCGACCGCGGCCTATCAGGACCCCGCCGATCCCACGCCCTGGTGGCCGTTGCTGCGCCCGGCCGGCGGCTGGACGTTGGCGGCCACCGCGCCGGGCGAGAGCGACGGGGCGACGAAGGTCGAGGTCGGCGAGCTGACGCTGTCAGAGACGCCGCCCAGCAGCGACCGACACGGCACCCCCCGCCTGACGGCGCTGCTGGACGGGATGCGCATCGTCGGCTGGCCGCTGGAACTGTTCGCCATTCGCGCCGGACAACCCTTTTCCGCCGCGGTGCCGCTGGCCGTCTTGACGGTCGGCGAAGTGGAGCGCCGCTCCTACAGCCGCGTGCTGCGACCGCGCGACCGGGCCGCCGACTTCGACATGCGGGCGGCGGGGCCGGCGAGCTACGCGGGCACGGGCGGGCTGGAAGGCCCGGCGGCGCTGAAGGGCAAGGGCAAGGAGCTGCTGATCGGCCGCCACCGCCATTTCGAACCGACATACCTGGGGATCGACGCGACCAACGGCTGCCACCTGTTCAGCGTCAGCCAGGGCCTCCCGATGGGTGGGTACCGGGAGGTGCGGTCGCGCGGTCGCCGCTGGACCGAGGTCACCGGCACGCCGGCGTCCGGTCAGTGGAGCCAGGACGCGACGCGGGGGCTGGCCTGGGTCGGTCCGGGCGACGTCGGAACGATCACCTGCGCCGCCGATGGCGTGGTGGACGGCAGCGGCGCGCTGATCGAGACGGCCGCCGCAGTCGGCGCTTGGCTGGCCCGCCACAGCGGTGCGCTGGGCGCGGCGGAGATCGACGCCGTCGCGGCGGCCGGCGTCGGCGCCGGGCTGCCGGTGCAGATGTGGTTGGCCGCCGGCGACACGACGCCGCTGCGGTCGGCGCTGGATGATCTGACGCGGGCCGTCCGCGCGAACTGGTATTTCGGGCCGCTGGGCCTCCTGACCTTCGCGCTGCGGGGACGCCCGGCCGCTGGCTCAGCCGCGTCGGCGACGCTGCGGGCCGGCATCGACTTCGTGCAGGCGGTGACCGAACCCCGCGTCACCGGCGTGCCAGCCCGCCGCGTGCGGCTGCGCCACTCCCACAACGCGAAGGTTCTGACCGCGTCGGAGATCCTGGCGGAGGTGCCGCCGGAGGAAAGGGCGGCGCTGATGGCGGAATGGCTGGACGAGGTCACCCCGGACGATCCGGCCATCACCGCGGCCTGCCCGATCCCCCGCGAGGTGACGGATGACACGCTTCTGGCGACGGCCAGCGCGGCGGCGGTGGAAGCGGTGGGCCGCCGCGACGACGCCTTCAGCCCGCCCGGACGCTATCGCCTGCCCATGCGGAGGCTGCCGACCGAACGCATCGGTCAAGTCGTCCGGGTGATCGACCCGTCGCACCCGGTGTTCGTCGGCGGGCCGGTGGCCCGCGTGGTGGAGGTGCAGGTGGACTTGGCCGGCGTGGACAACGCGCTGGTGGTGATCCCGGAGGGCACGGTCTGATGGCGCACGAGGCGATGATCGCGGGCCGGAATGCCGCCCTCACGGCGACGCTGGACCCAGAGGGCTGGGACCCGGCCGCGTCGGTGGACCTGCTGGCCGAGCCGGACGGCGTGCGGGCGCGGTCCATCGGCGCGGGTGTGGAGGGGGCGCCGCGGGTGTTGCGGGGCCGGTGGGACGAACCGGAGTTGTGCAGCTTCGCCGGCCTGTACGACACCAACCTTGATCAGACCGACACGCACGAGCTGCTGATCTATGCGAACGGGGACTATTCGGAGCTGGCGTGGACCAGCGGGCGCGTGGCGGTGATCGAGCCGCTGTTCGACCCCGCCGATCTGCCCTTCGAAGATCCGCGTAAGTTCTCCGGCGGCCTGTATCCGGAAGCGTGGCGGTCCTGGCCGGCCAACGTCTACCTGTTCCCGCCGTCGATCTATGGCCTGTCGTTCGAATGGCGCATGTGGAGCGCTGGGTTGACGCCGACCGGGACGGCGGCCGGCTATGTGGAGGTCGATCACCTGTGGCTGGGCGACGGGGTGTTCTTCGACTTGCAGATCGACAGCACGGTGGATGACGACACGGGCGTCAGCACGCGCCGCGAGGCGGGCCGGGTGATCGCGGAGCCGGGCACCGCTGGCCGGACGGCGACCCTGCCGTTGGCGTCGGTGGAGCCGGGGCTGATCGACCAGATCGTCACCATCGTGCGGAGCGGGCGGGGCTTATCCCCCATCGCGTGGATACCGGACCGCGACGATCCGGCGGCCTGCTTCCTCTACGGCTTCCTGGCGCGGATCACCAAGGCCGGCCGGCGGTGGGGCGCCGGTGGCTGGGCGGACAGCACCCTGAATTTGGAGGAATTCTCGTGAGCGAACTGGATGACGCCCTGTACCGGGCGGCGCGCTACAACAACGGCGCCTATCACCCGGAAACCAACCCGTACGGGCACACTGGCAAGGGCGGCACGCTCGCCAACTGGGTTCGGTCGCTGAGGGATGGGGTGTCGATCTACAACGGCATGGCGGCGATGTGGAACTCGATCAACTTCGTGGCGGAGCGGACGGCCGTCGCGTCCATCCTCCAGCGCTGCCAAGAGCTGGTGGCGCAGATCACCATGGGCAGCACCAGCGCGCTCGCCTTCCCGGCGCTGGACAAGCCGCTGCTGTCCACGGGGGCGGTCGCGCAGGTCTATGTCTACGACACCCGCCTGGACGATCTGGCCGCTGATGGGCGGCGCTGGAACGAGCCGGGCAGGTGCAGCGCCATGTCCTACTGGCATGAGGCCCAGGGCATCTATGCAGGGGTGAAGCGCGACGTTCCTGCGGTGGTGGCCATCACCGCGCTGCGGGAGCAGTGGTATTTCCACGATGCGCTGGACCTCGACCCGGTAACCGGCGCGCCTCGTCTCTGGAGGGCATCAAACCCGACCGGCAATGGTCTGGTCCTGTGCGGTTCCGCCGCGCCCATCACCTGTGTGTTCGCGCTGCACGGCTACATCTACATCGGCTCGGGCATGGGCCTCCATGTCATCAGCCTGACGGGCGACTGGTGCGACAGGTACGACAATGGCGGGCGGCGGCGGCGGCTCGGCACCTTCGCGGCGCGCAACACGGTGTTGCAGGAGGGCGCCGTCATCGCCTCCGCGGCCTTGCCGGCGACGGCCATCAACAGCGTGCATGCCCTTGTCTATCCCGGCGCCCCACTGGACGCGGCAGGGATGCCTATTCCCACGGTGCTGGTGACGACTGGCGCCGGGGCGGCGGTGATCCACCCGACCGGACAGGTGGTGCATATCACGCGGTCCGGCGGTTTCGGTCTGGGTCAACTCCTGCCCGATGGCCGCCTGGTTCTGTCGCTCGGCACGGGCGGCAGCCTGATTGAGATCGGCCCGGTCCCGTACGCTACGCAGACCGACAGCGCGTGGGTCCGCGACTACGCGCAGGCCAACAGCCTGGGCGGTGGCGCGGCGTATGTGCTTGGCCCCAGCACCGGGCTGGTGTCGGCAATGGCGCCCGGCGCGTGCGGCACCAACCAATCGCTCACCCTGATCGCCGAGGACTGGGGCAACCCCTCCGCCAGCATGACGTCGGTGATCACTCCCAGCTACGCCACAGGATGGATGCCCGGCGGCGGCGGTATCCGCCTCGCCACGCTCTGTGATTCGGATACGGGGCCGGTGGCGGCGGCCAACGTCCTAGCCGACGATGGATCGGCCACTCTCGGGTGGGTGTCCGGCGGCGGCGCGGTGTCGTCGGTCGCCGGGGAAATCCAGGTGACGTTCGCGGGCAACCCCATCGGCGCGTATAAGGATTTCCCGACCGTGCCCGGGAAAACCTATGTGGTCCGGGCGCGGCGGCGCCGGGGGTCGGCCCCGACCGCCAACATCAACGTGTACCCCGGCGGCGTGTCGAGCGGGGCCATCGCGACCGGGACGAGCACCACCTCGGCGACCCCTGTCGAGGACAGTTTCCAGTTCGTGGCCATCGGCCCGACGACCGCCATCGCCATCATGTTCGGCGGCGGGGCCGCCGCAGGTCAAACTGTGCTGCTGGACGATGTCAAGGTCGACCTCGCCGCCCCAGATCGCAGCCACAAGGGAAAGGGCCTGATCGTCAACGGCACGCTCCAACGCAACCCGGTCGCGACGGGTGCTGACGTCGTGGCGTGGTCGGGGTTCAGCGCTTCGAACTACCTGGAGCAGCCGCCCAGCACCGACCTCGATGTCGGCACGGGTGATCTCTACCACTGTGGGTGGGTTGCCAACCTGACGACAGGATATGTTCTGCGGCGCGGCCATGCGACGACCGGGCCATGGTACCGGCTCGTGTACAACGGCGGGGGCAAGTATCAGTTCGACATCAGCGACGGCGCGGGCGCGGCGGCCTCCGTTCAGTCGGTGTCACCAGCCACATCCTCCGCATATGCCTTTGTCTGCATTGTGAGGCGCGCAGCCACCGGCAACATTGAGCTGTGGGTCAATGGCGCGTTGGAGGCGACTGCCCCCGCCGCCGCGGTAGGGTCCCTGAGCAACGCCGCCGCAACGTTGCGCTATGGGCTCCACCAAGATGGTAGCGGAGCCCTGCATAGCGGCACGGCTCTCACAATGTGGCGGTCTGGGGCCTACGCCCCAACTTCGGCGCAAATCCGCCGCATGTGCGAGGACGAGCGACCGCTGTTAGCTGATGGCGCCAAGTGCCTGCTCGGCGGTACCAGTTCCGCGGTGGCGTCCCTCGACCGCGACCCGCTGACGGGCCGGCTGGCGGTCGGCACCGGCGACGGGGTGTCGGTCTTCGCCGGGCTGCGCCGGGTGGCCTATTACGACGCCGACGTGCTGGGGGCCACCACCAGCGACACGGTGCGGTCGGTCGCCCTGCGCGGTGGGCACATGCTGATCGGCACGGCGACGGAGGTCGGTTTCGTCGGGGATGCTGTGGGCGGTAAGGAGGCTATCGCCGCGGGCGGCGCCCGCCCAACGCTCCGCCCATGGCTCGTCACTGGCCGGACGACCGATGCAACCCCGACCGCGCTTGGGCCGCGCATCGCGGTGGGCGAGCGCGAGACGGGAACCGCCATCATTATAATGAAGGGACGGACCTACGGCGCCTCGGCCGCGGAGGACCTGACCTATCATAAGAGAGTGGACTGGTACCGGAACGCTGGTGGCAACGTCATGATCCGGGGGAGCATCCTTCCTGTCTCGGACGATGACGAGACGACAGCCAGCCCATGTGACTGTACCTTCATCGCCGACACCGCCAGCCAGACCATCGCAGTTCAAGTGACCGGCAAGGCCGGTGCGCTGATCGTCTGGGAAGGCACACTCACAGTTCAGCGCCGCTCGGAGGAGACCATCTATGCTGCGCAGTGACCAGCTCACCGACACGTATGGCGACGACCGCTACCTGCGCCGCTGGACCATCGTGGGCGGTCAGGCCCGGTGCACGGAGGACGCCTACCCGATGGCGACCACTCCTCCCACCGTGCTGGACGGGCAGCGCCGTGACAACGCGCTGGTGCGGGAGCGCTTGGCCGCCGTCGAGGTGCTGGAAGATGCGCGCCTGCTGCTGGCCCGCGTCGCCGCACTACCCGCGTTGCCGGCGGAGACGGTGCCCAGCATCGACCATGCCGGCCAGCCGACTACTGCCACCAACCCCGCGTGGGTGGAGTGGCAGTCCGCGCTTGCCGCCGAGCGGGACGCCGACGACCTAACCCGCGCCTATGCGCTGGTCCGGCAGGGCCGGCCGCCCGATCCCGCACCCGGCGACGACCCTTCACCGGAGTGGCTGGCCTACCGTGACGCCATGGCCGTGATTGAGAGCGCTGACTGA